CTGAGTGCATTCTCGGTGTGTCTTGGATCATTTTCGTGGGGTCAGGAATATGATCGCTCACAGCTTCCTCACTTCCTCTAAAATGGTTAGCATTCCACTAGCAACTTGACCGTCTGACCCATCGCGAAAGAAAGCATAGGCTGCTCTGCTGATGATGTCCTCCAACCGCTTGATGCGCTCGCCCCTGTCCTCGTACAACGCAACGTCCGCAACCAGCGCGGCGTGTTTGTTCTTCTCGTCCATTAGATCCTCCTTTAGCCGCTGGATGCGGTCAGCCAGATTGAGAGCGTGAATATTTAATTTCCTGAACATCTCATTGGCCGCGTTGAGTTCGCGTTCGAGTTTCAGGCCTTCAGTTAATAGATATGATTCAGTGCAATCTTCCTGTGCCTTACGAAGCGCAAGGTTCATCCTCGGTGTATCACTCACGGCTTGGCCTCCTTGGCTTTGTTCCACTTCTCAATCTCCATGTGCCACCCCATAAAGGCGGCAGCAGCGCATAGCGCATCCCCCGCCTCCTCCAACCGCTTGATGCGCTCCTCTTGCTCCCTGATCTTTTTGCATTGCACGTCGGCCATCCATGTTTTTCGCATAATCCGTAGCACCTCGGCTGCTGTCTCCGTAGGTTTCAGATGCTCGGCTACAGTGATGCGTCCATCGGCGTGGATTGTGAGTAACTCTGCGTTGCACTTTTTGCTATCAAGGATGATTGTGTCTTCGATTGGCATAGTTAGTTTGGTGTTTGATTGTTGTGTTGTCATTTGCACTCCTTCCATTTAAACTGAGGTTTACCGATTGTGTCGGCCACCCATTCGGCATGGCCTTTGATGACGGCTTCTTGTTGTACTTTATCGATTCCTCCAACAAAACCAATTTGCTTTATTAAAGCAAAGCAACCGATTATAACCGCAGCAACTAGTGATATAATAAGAGGAAGGTTGTTTTTCATTTCAATTCCCTCGCTTTGAGCATTGCGTCGGCTATGTAGTACGCTCGCTTTGCTATTTCATCAGCACTTCGATTTGATCCTCTGGATGCTTTTTCAAGCGCATTCGCCGCGAAGTAGTCGCGCAGGGTCATGCCGAAGTGGTCAGCATTGTTACCTTCGGGATGATACCCCATTGGAAACGCCGGTCCTCCGTCGTTGATTGGTGCGCTCACTTGACTCCCTCCTTCACTTGTTGCATCTGCACAAAGTCCAGTCGGTTCTCCTCGTTGATTGCGATACCCCAGCCGTTGCGACGGCATGATAGCTCGATTGCGCTCAAGACTTCGTTCATAACTTTGTCGGGCAGATAAATGGACAGCAGTCCTTTGAAGGTGAGTCGATACTGCTCTTTGTCTTCTTTGATTGGTTTGACCATAGATACGTTTTTTAATTCTTGGGTTTTAGTTTCGAGCGTTATCGCGGAATGCGCTCCCCTCCGTGATGCGCCTTAGAACGGCTTCGGATCAAGATCGTCGCCATCGACTTCGGCAATCGGAACCTCGCGCATGTTCTTGATGCGGAGCGTCTTCTTCGTCTCGCCGTTGACCATATACTCCTCGGAGCGAGCGGTGATGAGCAGCTCCAAGCCGGTCATTGACTTCAAGAACGCCGCGTAGCTGCCCTTGACGCCAAGGAAGTCGTACTCGGTTCCATCGGGGACATTGTGCTTCGTTGCTGCGACAAGCTGATTGACGCGGAACCAAACATTCTCCTGATTGATAAAACGGTCAGTGATGGATGCGCCATCTTCAGTCTTGAACGTAACCTTACAGACCTCGCGGCCCTTCGCATCGAGCGTTTCCTCGACCTTGGCTACGGTGACGGTGTAGTCGCCTTCGGCATCGATGTATCGGCCTCCAGCATCTCGGCGGTTTACTTGGAACATAATTTATTCGGTGGTTAGTTTTCGGATTTATTCAGCACCCACTTAGGGCATGAAAGGGTTTGTGTAGCGGTTGGGTAGGCTGGCCAACTGTCCAGTGCGCGGCATTCGTGCAGCGTCGAGATTGCTTTGCGTCGCAGATTCGCACCAGCCTGAAGCCATTCGGCATCCAGTCGATAGATAGCGACAGCGTACGGAGCCTTACGCTCGACCGCTACGAAGATGAAGCTATCAGCGCCGGTCATCTCCAGATAGTGCGCGGCCTGTATGTGATAACCAAACGATGCGATGGTTCGAAGGAACGCCTCGGGCGATGCGTCGTCGGTCGTCTTGATGTCAACGAGTGTATGACCCTCGATCCACAGATCGGGACGCGCCTTGAGAGCGATGCCGGTTTCCTCGTCTTGAGCGAACACGCTGGCTTCGATCCGGTGGTCGAGATGAATGATGTCCCAGAACGGATGACGACGGACACTGTTGGCCACTCCTTGCACGTCGATGTCTTCAGCGTGAGTCAGGTGGATGCGCGACTTGTGCTGCTCCTTCCACGCTTTGCCATCCTTCGTACGTCCATCGATGTCTGGCGGAACAACGGCGACGACTTGCGAGTAGAGTTGCGGCTCCAATACAGCGGTGTGAATCGCCGTACCCATCTGCATCGACTTCGTCGGCTCCTGATGCTCCTCAAGCGCGGCTTTGTAATGAGCCGGGGACTTGAGGATCTTGCTCATCATGCTCTTCGAGAGAGCGTCAACGGCGTGATACTGAGCCGCTGGCATGTCGAGGTTGACGTGTTGGTTGAGAATGCTCATTCGGTGGGCGGGTTAGCGAACGTCTTGGCCTTGGAGATGAAACCCTCGGCATCGGCGAGGATCATGTTGGCCACCTTGGCGCTGACATCGCGGAAGTTCTGACCTTCCTTAATCAAGTTCTTGCTGACGAGGAACGCATTGGCGATATCAGAATGTGGCTCAAGGATCTGCTCTAACTTCTCGACGAGCGAGAAGGCTGGTTCCGGCGTCACATTGACCGTCTGGCGCGTCGTAGCGGTGATGGTGGGTGTTGACGGCGCAGAGGAGAAGTCGGCCACTTCCTCGGGCAAATATCGACCTTGCGTGATTCGCGGATCGAGCATTCGCGTTGCCTTGCTGATGACTCGCGCTCGCAGCATCTCTGCCGGGAATTTCGCCCATCCACTGCCAGCTTTCGCGGGGATTAGACCGGCAATCTTCGCATCCTCTGCGGTGAATGAGACGCGAACCTTCTTCGCCCCTTTGGTGAAGTCGGCGATGGCGGCGATGGCGTCGAACTGCACCCAGTCGATATCCCATCCGGCATTCATCAGACCAGAGAGCATCGATTCGCTCTTCATGGTGATGTTGCCGTTGATCAAGTGGTTCTCTCTTTTCCAGCTCAGCGGAGTCATTCGGCTGGCGATGCACTCCAAAGCTAGGACATAGCCCTGCTCTGGCTTGACGCATCCGAACATGCCGGAATGTGCGATCCAGTCGCCCATCGTCTTAACCGCGTCCATCGGACTGTCGATGCGGTCGTAGAAGTCAGGACTGGACGGTTGCGTTTGCGTTGTCGGAACTAGGTTGCTGCTCATTTGTATTCTCTTGTTGTTTCTTTGTTGTTTACACATCCACTGAACTCAGCGGATAAAATTTACTTTGGTTGATCTGAATGTTTGCGGTGATAAGTTGCATGGCAATTGTCGCATAACCACCTGACATTCAACCAATCTTTTACATCATAACTATCGTGATGTGCATCCGGTTTGCATTCGCATCCGCAAGACGAACAAGCTGAAGGTCGAGTTAATTTTCCAGATTTGATTGCGCGACGAACGGCTAATCGAGCCTTTTCCCGTTCTGGATGCTTGTTTTTGTATTTTTTTGATCCTTTTTTCATTATTTCCCTCAAGATCAAAAGTCTTTCTGGATTTGACCTAATTTCAACGTAACGTTTTTTATCGTTCAAACGCCTTTGATCAATGGTTGATGCATACCACTCTCTGGTCCTCTTTATTATTTTATCTCTGTTTTCTTGGTAGTATTTTGATTGTAGATCTGAAATTTTGTCTTTATTTGCAATCCGATATTGTTTGTCACACAGTTTGCAGCTGGCCTTTACACCGTTCCTAGCTAGCTTTTGTTTTGCGAAACAATCGAAGCCTTGTTCCAATTTACAAACTGTGCATACCTTTCGGTCTAAGCTGCTGCACTGATTCATTTCACTTCCTCCTGAGCCTTCGGTTTCCGGGCGAATGGATTTACTTCATCTCGCATCACCTTTGAATCAAGCAGCGCGGCCAAATCTGATTCCGTGAACAAAATGCGACGACCGACGCGGCGGTGTTGTGCGCCCTCCCGGCAGAGTCGGCGCAATGTCTCGCTGCATACGTTCAGCATCTCAGCGGCAGTCTTGGTCGTGTAGCACTTCATGGTTCGTTGGTTATGCAATCAGGTGATCATTACAGGTAAAAATCCGAAACCTCGTTGCGCCACCTCGACGCACTCTACGCCTGATTGCAGGAAATCGTTGTGACAAGTTATGGGTTGCATCAGGTCGAGTCAAATCTATTTTGATAATTCTCACTTCCAAGCTGCGGCAACCATCGATTCGATGGTGTTGACAGGTGGCTGATGCTTGGTTTTGCTGGGTTTTTCGCTCTTTTTTCCAAATATTTCGTTAAACTCCTCGACCAGAGTTTTCTGATTCTCGTCACCACCAGACTCCCCCATCGTCTTCGCGTCGGAATACAAGTCGGCCATCTGCTTGTTCAGCCTCTTGATTTCTTTCAAAGCTTTTCGAAGCTCGCCATCCATCGCGATGACCCGGCGTTCCAACGCCCGATGCTCAACCAAGATCATGGCATCCTTGGAGTTCTCATCGGAGGGCAACCAGTCGCAGCCCTTCCACATCCGGTGGACCTGATCGAAGACCACCACCTTCGACTTGGGATGGCGCATCGAGTTGAACGCCCGTATCGACCGCCCGATGTCGCACGCCAGATTCTCACCAATGTAGGCCAGAACTTGCGAGCGGTTCGGGTCCGCATCGTGATGCAGGGGCGGCATTAACCGGAACAGGCTCCGGTGCGTCGATCCGTTTTCCAGATAGCTCATACGAACTTTAAATTCACTCTTCGTTTCGATATTGTCAACATCTCCCAAACTAACTTTCATCTAACCCACTTTTGGCTAACAGAAAGTTAGCATGGTTACCGCTATCTCCCCTATTGGGAGTTACTTAACTCCCCATAAATAGGGAGTACAATTCCGCTTTCGCAGACTTGCTTGAACCGCTCCCTGCCGGGGCGGACGCAGTCAGCGGCGGAATTGAAACCCCTCCAAGACCGCTCAATCGCTCGTTCGATATGCCGTTCAATCGCTCAGAAATGCCCCGTAGAGCGTTTTTGATTGGCGAATGACGTGTTGATACCGTTGCGCTGTTGGCGACGCGTAGGGGCGAGGGGGAGGATGGATAGATTTTCATGCTCTTGGACAGGGGATAGAATGGCCGACAAGTTAGATGCGCGGGGCGGATTGGAGAAGTTAGATGGATTTTGGCTTTTCGCTTATTCGCTCAACGACCGGATAGATATCGTAGTCCTCCGACAATTCGACCGGGACGACCCGAATCCGCCCCTGCGTGTACTCGCCGGGATTTAATTCACGCGCCGCTTTTTCCGCATCCTTGCGCGAGGAGAATTCGACCGTCTGGTAACTGACGACCTTCTCCTTCATGTCGGACCAGCCAATCGCGCCGGATATCTGGATCTTGAA